GTATTTCCATTACCTACGGCATGGGAAGCTGCACTTCCACCCGTGAAGTCTTTATTAGTACCACCAATAAACATTGTAAATGTTGCGCCTCTTGTACAACCAGTTAGTGTATTTTGAGATTTACCAGTGTAATTAATACATTCATTCTCAATTAGAACAGTACCAGAAGTTGGGAATCTAGAAGCATCACTTAATGGAATACTTGTTGCCGAAGCTGAGATCGTAGATGCTAGTGAATCAATTGCAGATTCATTAACAGATTGGTAACGAACTGCTGTGTTACCAGAACGCATATATGCTTCATCATTAATGTTATTTTGTTTTGCTCTATGAGCAAGAATCATGTTACCATCTGGTCCACGACACATAAAGTCAATAAAGCCAGCACCATACCATGAGAATGAAATTCCTAGCATTTGCATTTTATTTAGATTTAAGTTATATCCTGAAATGCCAGTTCCATCGAGTTTATCAATATTAAATTCAGATTGTTTTACTCTATGATCTACAACTGCTGCCATTTTAATACCAGATGAATTATTCACACCACGATATTCTGGGTTAATTGTTAGATTATTATCATTTGTAATAGTACCAACTTTGTAAGTCATACCACGAATAACAACATCATCACCAACCTTTAGTTGTTGTGTAAACCTACAATTGGTACCTGTTACTGATTGAGATCCCGATTGTACATCAATAAATCCAGATAATTGGAACGTTGATGCCCGTCTTACAACAGAAAGTTCTTGGCCGTCAAATTCCCAGAATAAACCGTTTTGATCATCGAATGGTCCAACACGCACAGATGCGCCGTGCCACTTCTTAATAGTTACTCGCGGCTTAGTTGTAATAACAGCGTCGGTACTTCCAAGAGTGGCAGATGCTACAATAGTAAATGCATTTTCTGAAGTAATTGTATTTACACCATATGAACCATTATAACCTTCGGTGACTACGCCATCAATAGTAACTTCTGATCCAACTTGAAGACCATGATCTAACTCAGTTGAAACTGTAATTGCAGATCCAGGAGTTGTGCCATCCGCTGAAATTTGATCAAGATTAAGAACTGGATTAAGAGATACACCTGATGTCCAAAGAACACCTTTACCAGATTGGTATCTCATATATTTTTTAGTTTGTCTTGAAATAGAGGCACCATGAGATGGAACAAAGTTTCCTAGTTGAACACCACCATCAAATGGCCTATGGAGAACAAAAGCGTCTGTTCTTAAGAAAATGTCTGAAGTAATAGTAGTACCATTATCGACATCACCACCAACTCGAGCAGTAAACTTAAATGTTGTTGGCGATGGAACTTGTTCGGCAAAGAAGTTACCAGTAACAAGATTATGCCGTGTACCAGCAGATGATACAATCGAAATAAGTGGAGCACCTGGAACAAGACCATGATTAGCAGAACATGTAACTGTAATTACTGATGGATTACCTCCATCAGAAGCAATTGAGGAAATTGGCAAAGATGCTCCAGTATAAAAACCGCCTCGTCTTGCATATGTAATGCCAGTTGCAACTGATAATCCATTAGTACCAACAATGCCTTTTGCGATAAACTTAAAGGTTGTTGAATCCGCTACTTCAGTAATAACAAAAGAACCTTCAGCTCGTGCATAATCTGATGTGTTACCTAATCCATAAATAAAGATTGGATCATTAACATTTAACTCGTGAGGAGCTGTTGTGGTAACAGTAATTTCTGAAGGAGATGCGCCATTAGAAACAACATCATCTAAGAACAAATCAAGACCAGGTTTTTCAAAAATACCTGGAATTCCTCTGATGTTAGCATAGTTTTGCCATTTAGTAGTTTGTAGGCCATATTCAAAGTCAGCATCAATCAATGAAGTTGGTTGTGATACTCTCATACGTTCAACAGCGTCAACACCAAACGCATATGGTCTAATAATATTACCTACTTGACGTGGTGCATCTGTATAAACCGCAATCTTATGGCTACTCAACATAGTTGAAGTATCTTTAGAAAGAGTTACTGTTGTCACACCGTCTTGTTCTGAGAAAAATGTATCATTATCGGCTGGATCATACGAAACTGTACCAGTACGTGTTGGATCACCAATCGCATAAATGTTTTCTTGCGTTGTTTTATTCGCAATAATTAAAAGTTGGGTTTCATCAACCTTTCCTGGAAATTTGACAGTTCCAAGTCCTGCAGCATTGGGAGCAAAGATATATTTTTCAACTAACTGGCGCGCCATATTATAGTAATCCTTTTAAAATCCGAAAATAATTGAATAACCAATATAATCGGCTTTCACCGATTGGTCAATATTTGATAGTGATACGATACCGTCAAGTTGCAATGAACCAAGGTCATATCTTAGTGTTGTGGTATCAGTTACTAATCCAAGATCTTCGTCGTCTTGAGCAGAAGCTGCTTCATAAACAAATCCTAAATCAGTTCTAGCTTGTGGAGCAAAGGCGGCAGAAGAAGTATTTTGACCATTATAAGAAATTTCAACTTGCCCGGCCGAGTTCGATACTTGAATTCCAGTGCCGCCTAAAATTCTATTAAGAGTAAATCCACCTGCATCGTTACCAATTGGAATTTGTCCTGAGCCAGGAGTAAACCCTTGGCCTAAGCCACCCTTTTCAGTAGGTAATGGATTGTTTGCATCGTATGCTTCTAATGAAACAATAGACGCAGTACCATTATCTTTCTTAAAAAATAGCTTACCGTCATATACGTTAAGGGCCAACTCCCCTTCAGCTAAATTAGCTGTTGTGGGAGTTGAACCTTGAGCAGTACTTCGTTTTAGCTTAATCGCTGTAGACATAATGTCTTAGACCTTTAATTAATATGATCCACCATCAACATTATTTATAGACACAGCTCCAGCCGCTACAGTAAAGTTAGTACTTACAAATGAAGCCACACCTTTTACTGCAGTTGTTGCAGTTGCTACTGCGTAATCAACAGCGCTATTAGCATCGTCATAAGATACCGTAATATTTGTTTGACCGCCCGCAGCAATTGCAGCGCCCATCGCATCTTGAGCAGCTTCAGTAAAGTCCGTAACTTGAGATGATGGAATTGCAATTGCTGTTGTACCAGCAGCTGTTAATCTACCTTGTGCATCTACAGTAAATGTTGAGATAGTAGTTGCGTTACCATAAGAACCTGCAGTAACTGCTGTATCATCAAGATCAAATGTTACTTGATCAGTACTAACAGTTGATGTAAGTCCGGTTCCACCAGTAAATGTTAAAGTATCTGATAGAAGATCTACTGTATTATTATTAGAACCATCTGTAATATCAAGAGCTGTTGCAACTGATACTGTAGAGGCTGCAGTAACACGACCTTTTGCGTCCACTGTGAATGTTGGAATATCTGTGGCTGAGCCATATGATCCAGCAGTAACACCAGATGCAGCTAAGGTTAAAGCAGCACTTACAGCAGCAGTACCATCAACACCCGAAAGTGTAGCTGTTGCGTCGCCCGTTAAGCTAAGGTTTCTTGCAGTTGCCCAAGCTGTGGCGGTATCAGCATTACCGGTTAAGTCACCAGTTACGTTGCCAGTCACATTGCCGGTTAAGTCACCAGTTACATTACCTGTTACGTTGCCAGTTACATTACCTGTAACATCACCTGTAATATCACCTGTAATGTCACCAGTTACGTTACCTGTTACGTTGCCAGTTAATGGACCAATAAATTCTGATGCAGTAAGTGTTGTGCTGCCCCAATTAGTACCATCAAACAATTGTGGAGAAAACGTATCATTAGTTTCATCCCACACGAAACGAGCATTTTCATCAGTGCCACGCTCAATTTCAAAACCACCATTTTGAGAGGCAGCACCTGTTTCATCAGAGTTCAATAGAAGGATTGAATCACCAATATCAACAGTATTTGAATTAACTGTAGTTGTTGTACCATTAACTGTTAGGTTACCTTGAACAACAACGTTACCAGATGCTGTCATTGTAGCAGCTGTAATATCATCTGAAGTAAGTGTACCATCAACTGTTACATCATTAAATGTAACATTAGCTGAGGTTGAAACATCTTGGCCAATAGTAATTGTAGGAGTAGCACTTTCACCAGCGGCACCAACTGTAACACCTGTACCTCCAACAAGTGATGCTACATAGTTACCAGTTGTATGAGTACCAAGATCTACTGAGTTAGCTTGTTGAGCAACAGTAATTGTCACATCACCAAGATCTGTCATTGTAGCAGAACCAGCTACATCACCTGCAATAGTAATTGTTGGATCCGCAACATTAAAGTTAATTGCGTCATTAGCATCGTCATAGGTTACAGTGATACCGCTTTGAGTACCACCTGCGATCATTGCACCAATATCATCTTGGATATATTCCAAGTTAACATTACTTTCAAGGTATGCCTTTGTGACAACATCTTGAGCATTTACTGGATCAGCAACACTTGTAATACGCTTGTTTGAAGCTACAATGTTACCAGTACCATTTGGTGCTAAGGTAAGATTACCATTTAGATCAGTTGTAGAAATAGTATTACCATTAAGCGTAATATTATCAACATTCAGAACGTCGATCTTATTATCTGCATCTGTGATAATTGCAGATGACGCAGTAAGTGTACCATTTGCATGATCTAGTTTATCAGTGAAGTATTGCCCACCAATAACTAAGTGAGAAGCAGCATCACCAGCTGTTTCTGCACCAATACCAATGTAAAGTCTTCCACCACCAGAAACGGCACCCGAGTCGGCGGCAGAGTAAGCGAGTTCGCCGTCACCAAGCGTACTAGGATCACCGGCTGTAGTAGAACGTTTAATTCTAATGATAGTTGACATTTAATTGCCTCTCCGTTATTATTATTATGAAGTTAGTACCTACCGCCATTTAGCGATGTACCATCTTGGATATCTTGTTTTGCAATCCATTTCTGTGTTGCTTCATCCCAAACTACCATTGCGCCCTGTTGCAATTGAGTAACATCAAGATCGTTTAAATCGTTTAACCTTTGTTTACCAAAGGTTGCGGATTCAACTCCTTTGAACTTACCAGTAGCTGCATCATATGTTAATACTTTACCATCTGCAATATCACCAAGATCTACGTCAGATAAATCTTGAATTCTACCAGCAGAACCTACAGCAATTGATTTTGCTTGAATCTCTTTTTTTGAACTAGTTCTAGCTGCGATTGCAGCAGTGTTTGCTCTATTTACTGTAGCTTTAATTGCCATTGTTATACCTTATGGTCTCGTAACTCTAGGTGTAATTTCTAGCTGTCCTTCTAATACTCTTGAAACAGTTGCAGACAATGATTCGATTTCAACATCATAAACATATCTACCGGCTTTCATATTACCAGTTTGAGTTGCTGATAAAGAAAGACCAATTCTGCCTGAAGAATCTTTTGTTGTAGTAAAATCAACAGCAGTAGAAGAATTATAAGATTTGCGAACTTGTGCACGGACTGTATATGTAGTGAGATCTAAAGCAGCGCCATCTGAACCAGTCACATCAATTGACGATTCAAAAGTTGATCCTTGATCTGCAGTAAGATTCGCATAAATTGCCATAATAGAAAACCTTTAGTTTGTTTAATCTATTTATAATTTTTTCAAATTGAGATTTATACAAGTATTTATAAGTTTTCTATGCATAAAAAAAGGGAACCCGAAGATTCCCCTTTAGTTTATTTAAATAATAATTATTCAGGTTCAACTGGCCAATTATCATTTTGTATGTCAAATGGCCATTCTGCGTGAGATGTAATATCTCTCAATTCTTGACGATGTGTTGTCCATTCTAACTTTTTAGATTCTGTTAGAGGGCTATCTGCTAATTGTGTCCAATCTGATAAAGACAAAAAGTTATTTCTTATAGTTCTGCATCTATCGATTTCATCATTTAAAATAATTTCATCTGCGCCATCTTTTTTTGTCGATGTCCATTTTAATTTCCAAACATTATCTTCTAATACAGCATTACTTGATAAAGTATAATGATTTAAATTTACATTAGGTTTATCTTCTTCAACTAATTCAACAACATCATACGTTGGATTAGTTATTTGATCTGCAGTATTTTGATATATTGCTGCAAGATCACTGTTTTTAATGGCAGTATTGGGATTTTCGTCTTTAAATTCTGCATTAGTGTATGGAAATATAACTACAGAATTATCTGCAGTATTTATTTTTGTAAAAGTTGCCATGTGTTTTCTCCGAAAAAGTATTAAAGGTTTGTGATAGTTTCGCTAGAGGCTTGGGTCACATTAGTTGATGGAAAAGCTCTTCCATCACCCCAAAGAACTCGAACCGCGCCTTGAGCAGCATATGAAGAGCCGCCCCAGCCTGGGAAACCACTAGAATGCCATGCGCTTCCACCAGCTCCACCATATTGACCTGCAGTTGTAGAACCACCGGTTGAAGAACTGCCACTACTACCGCCACCACCGCCGGAGCCTCCGCCGCCACCTCCTCGATCGGATCCGCCAGCCCCACTAGAACCTTCGCCAAAAAGTCCTACACCACCACCAGAACCATAATATCCACTTGTTCCCGCAACCGGCGCGCCACCGCCAGCACCGCCGCCAGAACCGCTTTGCGCGGGCGCGCCGCCAGATCCACTATATCCACCTGCGCCGCAACCACCACCAGACCAGCTGCTGGCCTGCGCATATTGGCCTCCATTACCACCGCTACTCCCATAAAGAGGAGTAGCAACATTTTTTTGCGCGGTGTCGTTGGTGGTACCTTGACCGCCCTCAGCTCCAACTAAAGTTCCAAATGTACTGTTTCCACCATTGCTCCCGGAACCCCACTGGCCACCAAAGCCACCAGCACTTCCAACAGTTACTGCTATCACGTCGCCAGGAGATACCTCTACATTATTTTTATAGCCTAGAGCTCCTCCAGCTGCAATACCAGAACTGTATCCGCCGCCGCCACCGCCGCCACCAACACAGACAACACAAACTGAATATACACCATCAGGAACAGTCCAATTTGTAGTTCCTGTTGTGGTAAAAACAACTTCGCCTGGAGGTGCTACAAATCCGCCGGCGCCACCGCCAATACCACCAAAACCGCCAGCTGAGGCTGCTCCTTTTGTACTTATAATAGGCATACTATATTCTCCTCAATCAATTAAGCTTCAAAAGCAGCTAGTGATGCTAGTACTAAGTAATTACTTGCTGATGTTTCAATTACTGTAAAGGTATATACGTTATCTGCGTTTGCGGTACCTTCAGTAGGTGCACCACCAATCCAACGGGTAGACACACCACTTGTTGTACCATTTACCTGTACTGAAGTACAATAGTATGCTGTACTACTCATTGGAGCAATAAATGCACAAGTACAAGAATCATTTACATCCATATCTGTTACAACATTTAGTACAAAATTGCCATTCATGCTGCTTGTAGCTCTTAGAATAGCATGAGTATTATTGTTTATGCCAATTGTGCCTGATCTACTTGCAGTTGTATATGTTCCTTCTGAAACATCATGAATTGCAAGTCGACCTGTAATATCTGCGCCAACAATGTTTGTTAGGTTACGGCTGTTATCAACAACTGTAGTACCTGATACCTGAATAGCCATCTTCGTTCTCCTTAATTTGAACTATTAGCTTATAGTTATTTTTATTTTACTTTTGCGGAAAGTTCTTTAACCGCTTCGATTAACAAAGGAATTAATGAGTCATAAGAAACTTTCTTATAACCATCTTCACCAGTTGCTACAATCTGTGGAAGAACTTTTTCCACTTCTTGAGCCATAATACCAACTGCTTCTTTATCGTTATTCTTCCAATTGAAGGTATAACCATTAAGCTGCGAAATTTTAGAAAGAGCTGAATCAATTACATTAATGTTCTGCTTAAGAGAAATATCAGATGTGGTATTGAAGTCGGCTGCAGTGACTGTGCCACTTGCTGTAATATTGCCTGTAACACCTAAGTTATTATCAATAGAAGAAATATTCAAAGCAACTGAGGTGTTACCTAGGTTTGTAACTGTACCTGAGCCAGTAGCATCACCAGTAAATGTTAATGTAAAATCAGCAACATCAAAATCAAGAGTATTATCACCATCTTGATAAGTTACAGAAATACCAGATTCAGTATTTGATGATACCATCGCGCCGACCGTATCAGCAATAGTTTCTGATAGATCAGTGATATTTGAAGCAATGTGGTTATGACTATTATCGGCAACAGTAGTAACAAAGGAAACATTGCCTAAGTTTGTAACTGTACCGGAACCAGAGACGTCTCCAGTTAATGTAATATCGAAATCAGCAACATCAAAATCAAGAGTATTATCGGTGTCTTGATAAGTTACTGTAATGCCCGATTCAGTGTTACTTGAAACCATACCACCAACAATATCAGAAATAGATTCATTGATATTAGATGGACCAACCACATTTTCCAAGTCAGAAATCGCGGTGTTTAAATTTGTGAAGTTAGAATCCACCTCGTTATTTGTAAGAGGTGAACCCTTAACTGATCTTAAAGTTAATGTTGCAGCCATTGGTTATCTTCCTAGGTTAATTTGTCAATTATACTGGTGAGCATATTCTTAATGTCATTGACGTCTGATTTAACTTTATTTATATCAGTTTCAACGCTTATTACCCTGTTTTCAAGAGCATTTTTTTCATTAATATTCTGTAAAGCTATTTCTCTTTTTTTCCTATATTCTTTATAGGATTGTGGATCATCGTTAATGATCCCACCGCTGGTGAGATCTTTAACTAAATTTGAGTAGCCATCTACTTGTATTTTATTCATTATGAATACGCTATCAGTCTTAAATTTTTAATTTTTGGTACATGTACCGTATTTGTTGATTTCATTACAATTTTGATACTAATCTTAGTATAAGGATCAACATCCGCAACTGTAATTTCACGCTGAGTAAATTCACTTTCTGCGTTTATAGTATTATTTATAAACCCAGTATTAGTAAATATTTTATTAAGAATATCTTCAGTACCAGTAGTAGTTCTGTAATAAACATCTACATCACTAGAAACTGGAACATTAGCGTCGAAAATTATCTTAATAGAATCAGCAGGCTCATTTAAGTATAGAGGCCTTGTGATATAGTTGGCATAGTTATATGTTCCAGAAGGAGCATAGTCTTCTACAAACTTATCGAGTTGCTGAATTTTATACGTTGCTGGAGACCAAGTATCTCTAATTGCATATTTAACACCAGATACAGTAGCAGCTGAATTAGCTTCAAGCTCTAAAGAAGTAGCTGAAGTAATAGATGCAACAGTACCTAAGTTGACTCCGCCATTTGAGTAAAGTACTTGTCCAATAGTAACTTCAGTAGTAAAGTTACTACCTCCAGAACCAGTAACTGTGGTAGTTCCATCAGTTGTAATAAGACCTGAACCATAATACTCAAAATAATCAGATGCAATATTTAATCTCATTACCGAATCAACATTAAATACCGTTGATAAAGTAATTACAACTCTATCACCATCAATATTTCCAGGACGACCTGGTTCAGCTGATTCTACAAGCACATCTTCGATTTGATGATAACCATCTACTTGATTAGACATTCCATTGATATATAGCCATTTACCAATTGAAGCGTTTCCAATTAAGTTATCAGCAGTATCAAAACTTGTTTCAATAATACCTTTACCACCTAAGTTATAGAACTTAACATGGTTATTGTTTTGAATCTGGAAAGCTGCAGTGGATTGTGTTAATGCCGCATTCGCCCGAAGTGTTACTGAGGTTCCAGAAACAACTTCTTCAATTTCTCCAATAAAGGTACCAGAATTATCAAGTAGATAATCTCCAGCATCAGCCATCCAAGTAATATCAAGACCAGATGCTGCGATGGTTATTGCGGTTGATGATGTACTTGAAGTAAGAGTACCAACACCGCTTCCCTTTGTATCAGTTACTGATACACTTTCAAGAGCTGGAGTAAGAATATCTGTAGTATCAAGTTCTAACACATTCACATTAGCTTGTGAATTATCATTAATTAAGTTAGATACAACATAAACCGCACCCTTCTGAAGATCGATAGAAGGAGACACATTGGGATTATCTGTTGTTAGCGTTGCTTTAAGTCTCAAAGAGCTTCTTTTAACTAATGGTGAAGAAGACACAATCGTTTGATTTTCATAAGAAAGAATAGTTTGTCTTTCATTAAACATATAATTTGCATCGCCTACAACATTTTTGAAAATATTGATTCCAAATTGCTCATGGTTGATTGAATATGCAATCTCAGTACCTTTAACAGAAGTTGATCCAGACTTAATATATGCCATATCCATATTTAATTGTCTAGTCATAAGAATACCACTTCCGCCGTATTCTCCTCGCTGTAGATCTGAAAGAGCTCCAACAATTAAAGCCTCACCGTTTCCATCAGTTGTTTCAATTTCAATGATGAATGAGTCTTTATCTAAGCCAGTTGCTGTCACTGTATGTTGACCATTTAATAGAGCTGCTGGAATTCCATTTACTCCATCACCACCATATATTGCATCTACAACATTAGAAATTACTACAATGTCATTTGATCTAAACCCGTGATTACGGGCTGCAACTCGAACTTTATTAGACCCAGTTGCGATAGTAAATGGATTGTCCTGAAGTGTCATAATATCAGGTGTAGCTGTTTTTAAATCAACAGTTACGGGAGTTGTAGAATATACAGCTTTACGAAGATTAAATTTAAGATCCAGCAGAGGATTAATTTCAAACTCTAAGCTGTTTTGAGAAAGGTAAAGAGAACCTGTAAGTGGTTGTGTTGTAATTATATTACCAGTTACAGTATCTGTTTTTCCTACTTCAGAAACAAAGAATCTGCATCCAGGTTCATCAGTTTTAACAACAAGCGCGTATGTTTCACCCTCCATAAGATAAAGAGGAGCTTCAAAGGTAAATGTTGTTGCAGAAGTACCATTGCTGGAAACATTAAGTTCAGCAGGAGTTTTAGTTACAGTTGAAAAAGGCAAAATCTTAGTTGAAGGAATACCTTGGTTTGTTGTTCTCAATTCAATAGTTACTGGTCTATTACCTGCTTCAGAGAAGAATAGATCTACTGAAGTAACAGATGCACCGCCATCAGACTGAACTGTAAAGGTTTGAGCAACCGGATCATGTCCTCTTGGTCTGGCAGGAGGGGAGAAAAGTAATCTATTCGAAGTAGATGTTCTACGAACTGGAAGCTCTTCATAAAGTCTGTCTTCAACAAATCTAACATCTCGTTGATTAACTACAGTAGCTTCTTTCGATAAACTTAAACCAGTTGAGTAGTATGTTACTGAACCTTTTGAATCAAAGTCTGCCTCTGAGTTAGTTCTGTTATCAATAAGCTTAAATCTGCGCTCACCAGTTCTAAATGCTAATACATCAGTTTCTGGAATATTGAATACACCTACAGCAGATCCCCAGCCATCAGTTCTAATATCGTCAACTGTTGTACGCACTGGAGCTGCTGTAGTTACATCATTTTGTCCATTAATTGATACAATATCGACAGAGTTAATTTGGCCACCCGCCGTTGTGATAGATCCGGTTAACGTTTCTCCTACAGCAAATCCATTTTTCTGATTAACTACATGAATATCGCGATTATATGTCGCGACGTTACCTGCTGTGCCCGTGGTATCATCAAGAACTCCTTGGAATGCAACAACTCCTGAGGCTGTAAGTCTTAGTAACTTACCTGCATCTGGTGAAGTATACGCAGTAGTGTCATATGCTGAGAATGGATTAATATTTGTTCCATCAATATTTGCAAGAGTAATAGTAGTACCAGATACTGCTGTTACTTTAAACTTATTTAAGTTTATTTCTTCCGACGTATTTTTAGTGAAGTCGCTAATTGTAGATTCTGGAATTGAAATGTTATCGCCAGCTGGCGAAACGGTGATAGCTCTATTTGCACCTAGGTTATAAAGAATAACGTGATGACCTGGCAGAATTCCAGTAGCAGATGCGACAGTTAGTGTAAAAGTAGACGCTGCAGTAGTAAGATGCGTAATTGCAGAAATATTTGTAGCAGTGTGCGTAGAGTTTTTAAGAACATCACCAATACCAAATGCTGGTTGAACTCTGCCATTTTCTAGTCTTTCGTATTGATCAGCAATTACACCACCTTGAAGGTTCACTGTATCAAAGTCCATATAAGACGAACCAGCTGATAGAGTTACATTCATAACTTGCGCTGGAGTTACATGATCTGTGACTGCTTTATCATCGAAGAATGGAAAGAATTTAGTGTCAGGTTTTAAGTTTCTGGCTGTAAAGGTTACTGGACGAGATCTCATATATGGAATATAAGAAATATCAACTACTCTATCGCCATAGTTTACAGAGTTAACTGCACTAGAAAGATTAGTTTCAACTCCAGTTCTAGATTGAATTCCAGTGTTCGTTGTTACAGTTTCTAAGAAACCAAACCCACCAGTTTGCCATGTTCTAGAAGACGTAGAAGAACCAGTCCAATTCGTTTCCCATTCATTCCATTGAGTACCAGTAATACCAAGCTCTTCAGCAATAAATTGAATCGCATCATAACCATTATTATCTGTTACTACAAGATCAGGCCGACGATCTGTTTCTTTCCAATTATCACCTTCTGGGCTAAGAGTAATCTCGCCATTGAACGCACCAATTTTATATGGGTTAACATCAATAGCTTTTGACGCATATGGATTAAAGATAAGAGACTCTTCAGTATATGGAAGAGTAATAACATCACCAGTTTTTTGATAACCAGCGGCAGCTCTTTCAGCTTGATCAGAAACATCTTCAATAATATCAAGTGAAGATGTAAAGTGCATTGGTCTAAGAGTTTTATTTTGCGGATCCATCGCCGCGCGATAATCGTTAAGTTTTACATCACCTAAAGAGTGGCCAGAAAATTGATCTGTAATAAATCCATTCTTAAATCTATCAATACCAGTAAGTGGATCAGTAATTTGAAGATCTGCTGTTAATTTTTCTAATTGGTCAAGAGCAACATACTCTTCAAGAGAAGCCATACGACGTTCCATTTGACCTAGGTCTTTAAACGTATAACGTCTGTTATCTCTTTGGCGAACTTTAACATCACCAACCTGTTTTGTATATGGAGGAATAAAGAGTGTAGTGATAACCATACCGGCATCAGAATCTGCAGGCTCTTGAGGATTTTCTGATGGAACACCTTTGATAATTTTAAACTCACCCTTTGAAGTGAGAAGTATTTTGTCAATCCGCGCTAAATAATACGCAAGGTCTGTTGTTAAGTCAGTTCCAATTGCTGGAAGCTCGTTCAAAGAGGTGTTATCTCCAGAAATAACTGGCCTAAAGTCCACAACGTCAGAAAGATTTACTGTGCCACCATTTTCAAAATTAGTTGTTCCAATTTCGTCGTACGTAATGCCAACTGCTGGGTTATCCGGACGTGTGTATGAATCTACTGTAAAGTAATTTCCGGCTGATCCATGAGTAAAATAATCATAAGTTACTCGAATAGCGCCAGTAGGAACTTTCTTATTTGCTTTTAGTACTAAAGCCGCAGCTTGATAATGAGTAGGTCTTTGGCCATCATCAAGTGTAAAGCTATCAAAAATTGAAACAGCGTTACCAGAATCAAAAGTATCATAGTCGCCTGGAGTAACTTGAATATCTGTGATACGAAGAACATCTGCTTTAGAAAGAGTAATTCTAGAGCCAGTGACAATTTTCTTTCCAGTGATATCTTCAGTAGTACCAACTTGAAGTGTTTTTGTTTTTTCGGCTCCAATAGTTCCGCTCTGACGAATTGTTGTCGCGAGAGTATAAGCAGTATTATTACTTAATCCAGAAATAGTTACAGTTTTACGATTTGAATCATTATCAAAAGAAATATCTCCAGAATCAATATCTACAATGTTACCATTATTATCAAATAAGGTATAATTTTCTGTGTTTTGATCTGATAAAAATGTTTCGCCTTGAGCGGATAGTGTGTGCGAGAAATTTCCAGATGAGTCTGTAGTATCATTAAGAACACGGCGAACACTCAAAGTGCCGAACTGTGTGCCATCAATGTTATATAATGATTTGATATACTGATAGCCAACAGGATAAATCAAGTTAGGATATTCAGAATCTTGCAATACTGTTTTTAGCTTTTGTACTCTACCATTTAGAATATTAGCGTTTTCTGAAGTATTAGTTAATACTAATTCTGTGTTTGAAGTAATGCTAGTAACTTGTCCTGCAACAGAACCATTAATTACTACCACATCGCCAATTGCGAACTCATTAATAAAGAGAGTACCAGTGCCAGTTATCGTAGTTGATCCGCCGCTAGTATTAGTAGCTGTACCGGTAACATAGCCTTCGTCAATATCTGGAACAATGTTAGCTCCATAGCAAACGTTACCAATTACTCCAGCGGCATCGCGAATACCATTTACGTCGTTGGTAAACGAATAGCCTGAGTTCATTTTAATATCGAATAAACCAAGTTTAAATACCGGATTAGATCCATAATCTCCAGAATGATGCTCTAGCGATTTAACTCTTGCTGTACCAACAACTTCATCAAGTTCACTTAAAGAACCTGGAGAAAAGTGATCGGAACCAGCCGATGTGTAAGCTCTTACAAGGTTTACTTGCTCATACGCGGTAAAATCAGGATAACCATCGCGTAAGTTATCAATAAGAACATAGTTACCTAAAGGAGTTCCGACTGGAATAGATTCTACTTCAACCGTGTGATCGGCGCCTCTCGCTTTATCAAGACTGACAAACGTTGTGCTAATAGCTTCAACTTCATAGCCGTAAACATACGCCCTGCCAGCATCAATTGCCATAACAAATTTATTAACGTCACCCGGTTCTGCGACATTCGC